CGCTGGTGGAATATTCGGTGCTGCCCATGGCACTCTAACGGGCGAAGGCACCTTCAGGGGCTTAGCGCGAGGCACCATACAAGGTGGCGCTATTGGCGGCATGGCAGGAGCTGGCTGGGGCGCTATGACTAGGGGAGCCCCTATGCGTGGCGGCGCACCGCTAGAAGGTGCTATGGATAATCTTGGGCGTGCATGGCGCGGCGAAGGCTTAAGATTTGGTACGGACTTTACAGGAGTACTAGGCGGTGTGCGTGGCGGACTGGGCGCTGCAAGATTCCGTGGCGGGCCAATGCAAAGAAGGGGTTTAGGTGTTGCTGGGCTTAGGCGCAACGCACCGGGACAAGGTATTGTGCCAAATACAACTGCACATCCAGAGGGATTACGCTCGAATGTCACTGCTCAGCGTCTAGCGGAACTTAGTAAGAGTAAGACTATGTTTAAGCGCCGGTCAATGCAGGAGCAAGCCATGAATATNGGTGACTTCGGCGCAGGAGTTATGGGTTAAGTAGGGAGGCATAGATTATGGTTGTAGGCAGAGCATTTGGGGCCTTGGCAGGCATTGGCTTTAGGGCTGGTAAGTTCACAGCTAAGCAGGCCTGGCGAGGAGCCTACCATACACATAGATTTGGTATGGAGACAGTATTAGGTGCGGCGCAGGGGGCTGCGAATGTTGCCCGACAAGCAACCGGAAGCCCCGCCATTGACATATTGTCCGGTGCTACACGTACCAGGGGTGCGGACCTCGGGCAACGGATAGTTAACGCACCTAATGTCACACGTGCTGGTTCAGCTATCATCGGTGGTAGTAACATCGCCGCTAAGGGAGCCATAGACATAGGTCTAGCAGTTGGCGGTTTAGGCTGGCAAGCTACACGTGTAGGATCACGTGCCTTCAAGCGTGCACCAAGAGACTTAGCAAACCCCCTAGGTTTTGAGATGAAACGAGGAGCTAGATGGGCACTAGGGCTAGGCGCACTAGGCGTGGGAGCAGGACTAGGTGCTCGTGACGCTCAACAACAGAGGCGTATTGGTGCTGTGTACCCACAAGGACAGATGCGTGAGCTAACTTATGATGCAGTACCTAACGTGCAACCAGGAGCGGATGATCTTGGGGCAACGGGCGATCTGGTGTTCGCCCTGAATAACTTGAGGTGAGCATAGATGCCAACCAGACACCAACAATATATGGAACATGGTTGGAACGCAACCAGACGAGGCATGGGCAATGTAGCTAAGGCTGGTGGTGGTATTGTTAGAGGCATGGGTGGTTGGGGCAAGGTTGCCCCCTTCGGCCTGAGTGTCGGTATCGACTTAGCAATGGCAAAGCAGTATGGGTATACGCCCATGGAATCCGTCGGTCGTGGATTAATGTTCTACGCTGGGTATAGTGTGTTGGGTGCTGGCCCCATGCTAGCATTAACCCTAGGAGTTCCCTTAGCACGAGCAGCTGCTACCGCTCTCCCCACAGCATACAGAGGCAAGCAGGCGCAGTGGAGTCAATACTATAAGCCGAACCTTGGTGGATTATACGCAGATACGCAGGCAGCTCAGACTATGAGACAAGCCTCCGTGCAAGCCATCCAAAATTCCCACATGAATGCCAGGAGCGCCTTAGGTGGCGAAGGTGCCATGTTTGCACGCTCCCTCGGTCAAGTCAAGATGCCATATTAATACGGGAATGATTACAATGCCCAGCATGTCATCTCCGCCAGAACTATGCCGCCTATATAACGTAATCTGCGCAATCCCCGACATGCCCATTAACATCGGCATTGTACTACGGGATGTCTTTCAGCTGTACAGCATGCCGGAGAAGCTACTACACGATACTATCGTAGATTTAGTCTACCAGCAAGTTAATGGCGGTGATCAGACACTAGAGATTAATGTCAAGGAGCCCACACTAAGCTCCCTTGTGTTAGCATACTGCATAGCCTCATACAAGAAATCAGTATCTGCGATTGTGACCTATGACATGGAGCTTGTGATTGATAAATTACGTCATGCGTGCAACTATGACCCAAACCTTATGCGTATTGTCAGATTAACCTACGCGGAGGGAGATTCAAGCGTCTATGTAACCTTACATAATAAATCACTAATTTGGGTGATCGGGCCAAGCCCAGAAGAACATCGCTATCCGGACATGCTAGACTTCCTATATCTAGATAACCTCATCCTTGAGGATGATCAGAAATATCTGGCGGACATCGCTAACGTCACGCTAAACATCTACCAGGAATGGAACTCCATATGAAGCCACTGACAGATAGCGAACGCAAAATCATAGAGATCCTTACCGATCCCGTTAAGTGGGCGGAGAATACCCTACGTCTACGCGATGGCACCCTAAAGCTACGCTGGTATCAATCAGAGATTATGCAACATGCTATCTCCGATAATCCCAACTCTAAGCGTATTGTCCTACGCTGGGGACGGAGGACGGGCAAGACATCTGCAGTTGCGGCGTTCATGCTCTGGTATTGCTTTGTGAATAAGAATGGTAAGGTTCTGATGTCTGCTCCCTATGACAACCAAGTTGCCCTATTCTTCAAGATGGTGCGTGAATTCATTGTTGAGTCGCCTGAGCTACAAGATAGCGTCCTACGGGACACTAAGAACCCTCACTATATTGAGCTTAAGAACGGGAGCACTCTCTCAGGGTTCACTTCAGGTACTAAATCCGGCGCTAAGGGCGATAGTATCCGGGGTCAGGCTGCTGATTGGATCTTCCTAGATGAGGCTGATCGCTTTAGCGAGGATGATTACGACTCTATTACTGCCGTTACCTTAGAGGATACGGGTAGGATTGGCATTATCGCCGCCTCCACACCCACGGGCAGACGTAGTAGGTTCTATGAATGGTGTCACTCGGACATGTGGCAGGAATTCCATAGACCATCGTCGGTAATGCCCACCTGGGATAAGGAATCAGAGATTGCAGCAAGGAATATGCTCTCGGAGCAGGGCTATATACACGAGGTATGCCTAGTTCCAGGCACATTAGTGAGAACCCTCGATGGCATGAAGCGCATTGAGTTAATCACCACGGATGATCAAGTATTAACTCATCGCGGCGAGTTTAAACCAGTCACACGCACCTATAAACGTGATGTCTACGAGGATCTGCTCTCCATAAATGCCTACTATGAGCGCGACCCGGCCATCATGACACGTAACCACCCGGTATTAGCTTGGAAGCCAATATACTGCGTAGAGGATACAGAGCAGGTATGCCACCTAGAATGTGAGGCCCCATGCAACTGTATCGAGCCCTCTTGGATTCCTGCATCAGAACTTACGGAAGAGACCTACCTCGCCTTCCCTATCCCTAATACGGATGCTCAGGATGTTGAAAGTATACAGATGTCCGACGTCGTAAGCCTACCGTACGTAGCTTCAGAACGCTACATCTATATACAGGATGGGGAGCACAAGCGCAAGAGGCCAAACACCATCCCGGTGAATGAGCACCTGATGAACTTAGTCGGGGCTTACCTCGCCAAGTCAAAGATCATCGACGGTTCATTAGCCCTAACCCTTAAACCGCGCAGCGTGCAACCCATTATCACTGCCTTCAAGGAACTATTCAACATCAGCGTAAAGGCAACGAGCACTAAGGGAGTTAGTGATAACTACGTAATCTTTGTGAAGGATCCCCTCATCGTAAACTTCCTGCAGAATCTCCTCAAGATTGGCTGCATCCCTCCATGGATGTTGCAGCTGCCCAATGCGAAGTTACTATATCTACTCCGATCTTACCTAACGAATAACGCTGGGGCCTATGAGGAACCCAGACGGGATACCATGATCTCACTCACCACGAATATGCAGATGGCCTACGATGTGCATCTCCTGCTCCTGCGCTTTGGAGTTGTCGCAAGCCTCGGTATTCAGAAGCGAGGCGAGGAGGTAAGATTCCATACCCTCATCATCCGCAATGAGATGTTTAACCGCGTGATGACGGACATCCTCAATATTGACCATGAGCCTGGGTACGGTGCACGCTGTCATGTTGGCAGTGACTATGTATACATCCCTATTAAGGCCATCACCCGTAAGCGTTATAAGGGGCCGGTATACAACCTTGAAGTTGAAGATCATCAATCCTACTGCTTAGGCTTTAAGTGTGTCCATAACTGTGCCGAATTCGGCGAGGAGACCATAGGTGTCTTCCATAAGCGGTTCATTGACCGTGCTAAGCAGCATGATGACTACTACTACCTTGATAAAGCCACCTACCCAGCATATCGGGTTATTGGTGTAGACTTTGATAAGTACGGTGATGCATCACAGATCATCGTCCTTGAATATGACCAGAACTTTACGGTGGATAATGTTAAGTCGCCTAAGTTCCGAATAATACACAGGGCGGAAATCCCTAAGGGTGAATTCACCCTGGATAACACCGTCCGTAAGATTATTGAGCTGAATACAAAGTTCAACCCGCGATTCATCTACTGTGACCGTGGCTACGGGGAATATCAGGTTGAAACCTTGCATAAGTACGGCATGCAACACCCCGAGACGGAACTTCATCACAAGGTGAAGGGAATTGCCTTTAGTAGCTCCCTCGACGTGCGTGACCCCTTCACAAAGCAAGTTGAGAAGAAGCCAATCAAGCCTTTCATGGTAAACCAGCTCTCCATCTGGCTCGAGCGTGATAACCTCATCCTCAGCCCCCATGATGAACTAATCTGGAAGCAGATGGAGAACTATCAGGTTATCCGTAAAACCGTAACGGGTCAGCCCGTGTATACCTCAGAGAACGAGCATGCTCTGGACGCCCTCATGCTGGCCGTCCTTGGGTTCACTCTAGAATTCCCGCAACTCGCGAATATCGTGCATAAGATTGAGAATGCACGGTATGTTGCCCCTCTCCCTCGTATCAACCCGTATAAGGATAAAGTGTTATCAGGTACGTCAGCTAGGGATATTAACCCGCAGGAAGGACTTTGGGATCCAGATGATCCCGAGGAGAAGCGTGGTCATCTAGTTAGACATAAGTCTAAGACTAAGGCATCCGTATCCAACACGCCTGCACACCGTGTAGCAACGTGGGGATCACGTGGTTCGACCACAAAGGAGCCGAAACGGCGTACTTGGTAACTTGCCAGACTGCGCATGCAGTCGTCCCTCCTCTATACTGTTGCTCGTGTCCTCCGCAACAGTAGTTATATCCGCATGAACCTCGCTTCTGGGTGGCAGAACTATCACCCCTCCCATAGTCTCTGCCACCCACTCCCTACATATCGTGGAGGCCATATAAATCTATGGATAGACTACATTATAGGCCAGAGATATCTTATGAACCAAAGCCTGAAGGGTTTGAATATGACCCGTCTATCAGTGCGCCGGAATTCCTGGAGCCTGGGCCATATTATACAGAATATGACCATTACTTCCAGCTCCGGACAGCACATATCTGGGGACGCCTCCTCGAATTGCTTCTCAATACACGTGCATTAATGGAAGATATAGGACAGCACATGCAGGACCGACCAACTAGGATTGATAATAAAGCCGTACTAGGTATCCTAGAATACATCAAATCTAAGGTCGGGGATAGTGCTCCGCAAGGATATATGTCATTCGTTACCTATAGGTATGTGTACTCCGCTAAACATGAGGATGCCATACGCTTAAAGGAAGCCTATGAGCGCATCCACGAAGGCATTGGAGACATTGATAATATACATGTTGGAGACGGATGGGATAAGGTTGACTATGATACGGGATACTTCAAGTCTGGCTCCCTAGGGGCTAACATATACCCCGTTATCTTCCACCTAGAGAACGAGATTAACGAGCTATGTAGTCTATTCAAGGATACAGTCGTGAATTCCGTAAACCCTGAACTAAACCATGAGTCCAGCGATGATACAATCACGGAATTCATCAATGATGTTATCACCCCACGCGAGGACAGTCGCCTTGAACACATTAAACGGCTAGAGTTAGACCTAGAGTCAGCAGATGACGATGTTGCCATCGATCACCGCATCGATATCCATGAATTCATAGAGGAAGACAAGCATAGATATCAGATTAATGACCTTGTCGGGAATCGTGTACATCTCCTCGAGCAATCCTTCAACCAACTCAAGCACCTATGGCGCTTTGGTGCAGACCTGCGCAACTCCTACCGTGACATGCTACGCAATCTTGCTAATCCCGCATATATGATTCAACATATCAGGAATATCATGGAGCTGGCCGAGTTCGTCGCCTCACGCAAGTTCCTAGATATCCGTAATAATATAGATGAGGTTAGGAATAGAATTATACCCCAGCGAGTAACCAGTGCAATGCTCACAGCCATGTCACACTTCGGGTTACGTGTGGTGTCACCCACCGTATGTAGCCTCATGCGCGAAACACAGGTGCATATGTCAGATGAGATGGACATGAATCAGATTAATATTGAACGTCCCATGCATGAGATTGCCCATATCTTAGCACGAGGCGTGTACTCAAGTATGCATAGCCACCGTGATGCATTACTAGGTTCCTATGGCATGACTAAGAGCTGCACGAGTAATCGTGCTGGAGCTATCCAAGACATTCAAGAGGTAGAACAGGCGCGTGCAGTACGCTCATGTGCCAGGCGTGTATGTCCATGGATCGAATCAACGACCAAGGATACAAATCCAGCGGATGAATTAGACTAGGGAGGGATTGCGTTTGAGTAGTGCACTAGAGCGGATCTGCAACGTTGCGAATGATCTGCAACTAGAGCGGGTATCGGCATTCGACGGGCTAATGCGTATTAATAGGCAGGTAGTCCCTAGGAAGCGCGTATACACGCGAGAGTTTGAACCGGCGGCTGGTAAGATCACCCTTATTCCCTTCGGTGACTTACACATCGGACACAGTAATGCCGTCACACATCTTGTAACTATGCTCATGGACTATATTACGGAGTCCGAGGATTGTTACGCAATCTTACTTGGTGATGTCATTGAGAATGCTACTAGAACTTCTGTCGGTCTCGGTATGTTCAGTGAAGATATTCATCTACGTGACCAGATCAATGCCGCAGTCGAAATCCTATCGCCAATTGCTGAAGCGGATCGTCTCCTGGGTATTCATACCGGCAACCATGAGTTCCGCAGTGCCATCCTGACTGGACTTAACCCAGCGGAGTTAATCGCTACACAGCTAGGCGTACCCTACCTAGGGTATCAAGCCTTCTATACATTAAAGGTAGGAGCACATAACTACCGAGTCATGTCTACACATGGCGTGGGGAGTGGTCGCACCAGTGGCGCCAAGGCCAACGCTGCCGAGCGTCCCGCAGATATTGCACCACTCATGGATATATACTTATCAGGGCATACTCACATCAAGCATGCCCATGAGTTACTCAGATTCTATGTGAATGATAACAACGAACTCGTACCACTACCACAATACTACGTTACATGTGGCAGCTTTATGTCGTACTTCGGTGAATATGCGGAGATGCAAGTCTTAAAGCCGCACTCCACCGGCGTGCCGAAGATTGAACTTGGCGCATCCGATCGCAATATCTCAGTGATACTGTAAATGAGAGAGGCCGTAATAATGAACAACCAACCATGGTACACACGTTTGGCGCAAGCGCTACTAACTGACCGACCACAGGAAGCAACCATACCCACTCAGGAATCTAGACCTGCTAAGAAGGCTAGCTCCATCGTTAAGCGTATTGGGTTAGTGTTTACAAGTGGCACTGGCCAACGACGTGATTACCAACCCCCTGAATATGACCTCCATGAGGTAGCACGAGCATACAATACAGAATCCTACGTTCGGCAAGCCATTGATAAGTATGTTGACCTCATGTTTAAGCAGGGGTGGACACTCGAAGGACGCAACACGAAGGCCGTCGAGTATGTAAAGATGAGATTACAGCTCATTAGTGTCGCCATCGGCGTACCCATCGAGCAATTCTTCACTGAGATTGCTGAGGATCTGGTAAAGTATCACAATGTGTTCATTGTCAAGGCTCGTGCACGCAAAGCTGAGGACAGACCCCGTGTACCTAGCGGTAGAGTCGTTGGTTTAGACGGCAAGGAGCCTATTGCTGGTTACTTCATCTTAAACCCAACAACCATGGAGATCTCCAGGGACTTCCACGGCAACGTCCTAGGCTATCAGCAGGATATACCCACCAACCCACACCAACCCATAGAGTTCAAGCCCGAGGATATCATCCACATTGCGTATAAGAGGGAACGCGGCTTTGCCTTTGGTATGCCCTTCCTAATCTCTGTCATTGATGACATTAAGGCCCTGCGCGAAGCCGAGGAGAATGTCCTTCGCTTAATCTATAAGCATATCTTCCCCTTCCACATCTATCAGATCGGGCTGCCGGAGCCTGGATTTGAGGCTACGGATGAAGAGATTGAGGATATGGAGCAGAAGCTCGGTCAGATGAACCTCGATGCTGGCCTAGTCCTACCGGAACGTCATAATGTTAAGGTTGTAGGGCTTGAGGGTGAAGCCTTAAAGGCCGAGAACTACCTGAAGTACTTCGAGCAACGTGTATTCACGGGGCTTGGTGTCTCTGAAGTTCAGATGGGTCGCGGCGCTAGTGCGTCAAGGTCTACGGCAGATGCTATGACCATTGAGATGCATGACCGCGTGAAGGCATTCCAGCGCTGTATGGCGCTATTCATAGATGAGAAGATTATCAATGAGCTACTTATGGAGGGTGGCTTTGATCACATCACCAAACCGGACGATGACGTAGACTTCATATTCAAGGAGATTGAATTGGAGTCCATGATCAAAGCTGAGACGCATGCCGTATATCTTTATGAACATAATGCAATCACCGAGGACGAGATGCGCGAGATGATGGGACGTGAGCCTATCACAGAGCGCGGATTGATGTATGCCAACCTTGTAGATTTACCGAAGATCACTGCTGGTCAGGGCGAAACAACACCAGGCACTAAGGAGACGGACAATAAGCAGAAACCTAGCAACCAACATGGCACACGCTCTGGGCCAAAGAAGCGCTCCGAGGCACTGCAGGAATCTCAGATGTCTAGTAAGCTAAGAATTGCTGAATACAGGAGTATGCTCGACTTCCACTGGGAACTCACCAAGGATGATACT